AGCTAAGTCAGCAAAATCGCTAGATGTTCCCATTAAATAAGATTGTGGGGCATCAGCGTGACCATTAAGAGCAACAACTCTGTCTCCGTACTGAAGTATATTCCATCGATCATCTGCCGCTGTTGTATATGCATTAGTTGATTTTGATATTTCCGCAAAAGCAGTTGTGCCTAATTTAAAAAGATTTTGATTATCACCACAAAAAGTAAATTGTGCGCCGCTTGCTTGCTGCAAAGATGCAGCTCCTTGCACTCGATTTGGTAAGGCATCAACTACAGATGTTAAAGCAGGAAGAGGCCCATACGATCTGTTGGTTAAAGGCAGGCAATTCTTTATCTGGTTGGCCCCAGAATTGGCGTAAGCCGCCTGATCTGGTAAGAACTCTCCAAACTCTAACATTTAGTATCCCCTGACAACATCAAATGCGCGTCCGCCTACTATCGCACTATCCATGCGAACAGTAGCGTTGCGGCGTGTCCTGTTGTCAAGTCGGTTTAAATCATCAATAGCTGTCTGCAATCCCTGCGACCATAAGGCAACGTCTTCTTGCTTTTTAATATATGCTTTGGCCTCTAATAAGGCCGCATACAAATAGGCATCTGGGGCTGTAGTCAGCAACCAGTTTGTCAAATCTGCAATAATGTCAAACCGCTTATAAAAGTCGATCACAATGGCATAATTTTTATCTGCAAATATTTCAAACGCCATTGTTCCGTTTGTGGTGGCGTATAGGTAAGGTCTGCCGCTAGTTGTGTCAAAACTTCGCTGGGAGTTTAACCCGCGCAAATTCTGAGGCTGGATGTGTCTTTTGTCTTCGTCGTAATAAACGTCAATGGTTTCCTGCCAACCAGCGGGTAAGGCCACTGTGTTTGCGCCTGCTACTAACGATACCGTGGCGTTGGCTTCTTGTTCTAGCAACCTGAGCTTACGGTTTAGCCGGGACTCGCCCAACTGCACAAAATTAGACAGCACTACATCCGATAAATCTGAACGATGCAAATAGTCTGCAAGCGTTGTTTTGAGGGAAGCATAATCTGTAATAGCCATTATTTAAAAGCCTCGTTCACATTTGGTGTGCTTGGGTCATCGGCTACAAATTTGCCTGATTTTTTACGGCTTCTAGTTTTTTTAACGGGAGAAGTAGGCTTCTTCAATGTCTTTGTTGCTTCTGCGTCGATTGACCAAGGCGGTAGGCAGATGCCGGGGTCATCGCTATAAATTTGTTTTTCGATGCGTCCGTCGTTGTGGGTTCTAGTGTAAACGGTATCCATAACAATCTCCTTAATAATTGGGGTGAGCCTGTTGACCCACCCCTCTTATTTTTAGCTGTTTGCGATACGGCAAGCCAGCTGTGGTCTTGTGGCTGCGTAACCATACAACACATCAATACGACAAGGGAATTTGTCGTTGTTAATGTCATAATCACGAACGATACGGATAGAAATACCGTCCATTGATTTGCGGGAAGCCATGTCAACACCGCGAGGCATAACAAGGTCAGCAGTCGCAAAGGTAAAGGCGTTTTTATGGTAAGCCATAGAAATGCCGTAAGTTGCAGAAGCACCACCAACTTTAGTGATTGCGCCTGTAGCAGTAGGGGCAGCAGATGCGTTAGCTTGTGAGCCTGTTATGCTAATTGCTGGGCTTATAGCAACAGTTGTTGCTGTTGCACTCATGTTAGCAGTTACAGTGAATTGCTTTAAAACACCAGTGTCTGCTTTAGTTTCTGGATGAACAGAATTGCAACCAGCAAAAGTAATAATGTCACCTTTTACAAAAGTTCCACCACCATTTGAGCTATGAGTAATTGTTGCGCCTACTTGGTTCCCACCGTTTACCTTATGATCCCCGGTTCCGTCGTCACTGCCCGATGTGTGCCGCTGCCATAAAGTATTCTCATAAATGTCAGAGAAACCAGCGAATGGGCCACCCAAACGTCCTTCCTTATAGTTAGAAGAAACAGAGCTTTCTGCGTTAGTTAAACCCTTGATTGCGTCAACCATGTTGACGTTATCAGTGGTGTTCATATTTAAGCAACGTCCGTCGTATGGAGCTAGGTTGTCGGTTAGAATTTTACCGCCAGTAACCATGCCCGCAAATGTTGCAGCAGAGCCAACATTTGAATGTTGATTAGCAACATCTTGGTACATAGACATAACATCCGCTTCGATGTTAGCAGCTAGTACAGACATTGCTGGCTGAAGAATACGTTCACTGAACGAATCAATGTCCATTGTCAATTCTTCTGACGTAAAGTTTACGTCTACACCTTTTTGCGTTGCGACTTGCAAACTTGTGCTAGTTTCAATGTTGTCCTGTACTGATAGTGCAGCACCTGTGCGAACAGTGTATTCATTCGGTAAACGAATACGCAATGTGTCGCCAATTTTTGCGCCACTCTTAGCAAAAGATGAATCGTATTGACGATCAATCGTTCCTAAAAAGTTAGCTTTTTGATGCAAGATCATTAACGCTTCGTTAGTGATCATGTCGATGGTTAGGTTAGTGTTAGCCATAATTTTAGCCTTTCAAGCTTTTGCGTTTCTGTGCCATCCTTAGTTCCCTATAGGCGTTGGGGTCTGACACGTTGGAGAGTGATTTGGGCGCTGACTGCCTTTTGGGGTTGATAGACTTGGATGGGGCCACTTTGACCTTGCCCTTGCCTGCGCCCTTCTTTGCCGCCTTGACCCGTTGTTCTGCCTTGAAACCAATTTCTGCGTAGTGCAAAGTTTTGATTTCCGCTTTCGTCACAGCTTGTGATATTGCCGTGGCGGGGAATCCAAGTGTCTCTACTGCAAAACGCCCCAATTCGGTCTTTCTCTCATCGCCCCAGTTTGGGATTTCCTTTGCAAGTGCTTCGTCTGTACGTTGGGCTGTTCGCACCATATTTTCGTGGCGCATTTCCTGCCGTTTAGATTCACCTTGCTGGATTGAACCAACTAGCTGTTCGCGCTGAGACTGCAACTGTTGCATCTGATGTTGCAGTTTGGTTGCAGAAGTTATGTCGGCATCGAATGCAGCGTTCCAATCGTACTGTTGAAAGCTCTGTAGCTGTTGATCAAGTGCAGCTAGGTTCGCCATCTCATTAGATTGAGCGGTTGTTGCCTCCACGTACTGTTGGAAGTCTGCTTTTTCGGCCTCATACGCTCGCACCGTTTCGGCGTGAGATTGAGTTTTTAAGGTATAGTCTTGATCCCGCATAAGCGCGTCTTTAAGCTTTGGGGGGAGCTTATACCGTTCGCCTTCATATTCGACATCAACAGTATCAAAACTAGACTCCGCATCGGGCTGGTCTTCGTCTTGCTCAGATTCTTCAGCTTCATCGCCTTCTTCTGGTTCTTCGTCATCTTCTTCAATGACACTCTCTGCCGATTGGTCTTCGGTTAAAGGCTGGTCGTTATCGACTTCTTCAACTTCGGGTACGGACGATTCGGCAACGCTATCCGTGGCTATATCTGACATGGTATCTTGTTTCCTGAAAATTCGCAATAGTGAAGAGTAACGACAATGGTATGCCGTCTACACTCTCTTTACCGGGTACTGCGAAGAACCCCGACAAATTCTATTCTCCTGCCGCCTGCATATTAGCGTCCACTTGCGCCTGCCATTTGCTTAATTCAAATTTCTGCTGTTCAAGCGCAAGTTTTTGACGGTCAATTTCTCTGTCTAAATCTGATTGTTCTGCGCTAAATGCAGCCTGCTGTGCTTCGGCTTGTATGTCCATTTGCTTAATTGTGATTGGCGTTTCGTCTGTTTCGCTAGTCATCATCGCCTGCGTTGCCTTAATTTCCGCTTCTTGCGCTTTAACATTCGCTTCCATTCGGTCAGTTTCGGCTCGCATTTGGTCGATATCAACTTTTCTATTGTCGATTTGCAACTTGGATTGATCAATTTGGTTCTCCATTTGCTTTTCTTCACGGCCTGCCATAAGCTGGTTAATGACTTGCTCCATGCCCTGCATCTGCTGGGTCATTTCTGCTATGCGAGGGTCTGGGGCTTCTTCTTTGTCTCCAATGCCCGGAGGCAGCAAAGATTTTAATCTCTTGGCAAACACGCTTGCGTTGGGCCAGTCGAATGATTCTGCCACTAAATCGCCAGTGACAGCAGCCGCCTGCGGGAATGCCTGCAACAGAGCTATCATGCTCTCTCTGGCTTCCTCACGCTGTGTTGAATAACTTGGGCCACTGCTAACCGTGACATCGTACTTGCCAACTGTGAGGTCGTATACGTGTTCTGTGGCTTCTTTGCGTTCAAACACCTCGCCTTGAAGTGTGTCTTCTTCTGAACTTAACGGTTGATTGACTGCCACTGTTTGAGGCACGCCGTCTTCACCCAACACCCGGACAATCCGTTCTCGATTGTAAACGTGCGGGATTAATCCAACAATGATAATTCCAGCATGACGAATAGCGCGGGCCATGTTGTCAACGAAGTGGAATGTTGAAGTGTCGCCCTCACTGCGCCGCTGCCGAATAGCCACACCAGCAATCTCATTTGATTGCGCTCCAAGGCTTGCATCGTGCATTCCCATCACTGACTTCATATCGTCAGAACTGTTTAATGCTTCCTGCAACGCGCCTGCTGGTGGCCCGGCAAACGGCTGACGTTGCGGCGGCACATCGCCATCGTATTCAAGGAATGCAGTTGTTTCTGTGTTGGCGTTTTGCCAACGCTCTAAGTCTGAGTTAAATGCACCTGTTGGGCCAATCCACGGGGCCTTTGGGGCCAACGCAACTAGCTCTGTTGTTGTCGTGCGCCAGTAGTTATACATCCTTTGGCTGTCTTTTGAAAAGTGGATTAAAGACAGGAATGTGCGTTGGCCTTCGCTAAATACCTCCTCACCGTACACGGGGATAATAGGTATAAAAGTTCCGGGCCAATCGTTTGTTTCAAGTATCTCTTGACCGTTCATAATGTATTGCGTGACATTGTAGCTTTGCGTTTCGCGTGTCTCTACAATTTCATTTCCAAGGGCTAGATATTCATCCTCAAGTTCTTGGTATGTTGAATCCAAAATTACGTCACCGCTCATCATACGATGAATAGTTTCGTTAGATTTTTCGCGTTTCCAATATTCGGCAACCCTAACTTTTTTGTCTTCAAACCACATTTGTTCTTGATCATCCATATTGCCCGCCGACCAATCGATCGCCAAAGCGTCTGGATAATCTCTCTCAAATTCATCTTTAGGAACCATCTCAGTGACAAAGCAGGTGTTCCAATCGGAACTGTCTGCCGCCGTTGAGTTGGGGTCTGGGTACACCGTGAGAGGGTTAATCACACGGTCCAGACGGATGTCCATGTCAAAAGTGTCATTGTCAGCGTAATCTAGAGAGACCCTTATATATCCAAACCCGCCTGACGCTGCACAATCAATAGCCCAATCGTAAGCCAAATCCGCTTTAGATGTTTGTTCAATATTGCGAATAAGACCATTTATTACTGCGGCAGTTTGGGGGTCGCTCTGGGAATCGTTAGGCATAACTTTAATGCTGGGTTTATTCTGACGGGCATCGTTGACTACTTGGCGGATAAAATTGGGTAGGCGGTTTACCGTTAAAGTCGGTCGCCCTTCCACTTTTCTAGCTTCAATATCAGAGTAGTCCCACTGCTCGCCCAAACGTCCAAACCGAATGTCTGACTCGTATCGGTTCATGTTGTCGGATGCTGCCTCTTGTGCCGCTTCAAACGCCGACTTGGCTTCGTCAATTATTTTCTGGTCGGCATCGTTCATATCATTTGGCATTTGAGAAGTTCCATAAATTGGAATTGAGGCGCATCGCTTCGGCCTTTACGTGATGAACTTTAGCATTAATGCATTTTTAAATCAATCATGCCATCCAAGACCGTTTAGTAGCTCGGTTGGAGGTGCGTTTTGCTGACTTAGTAATGATAGCCGGGAACAGCTTGCTAAACAGCCAAACCATTGCGTCTACCCTGTCGGGTGATCCTTCGCCATCGTACCCTGCTGAAGTCATTCGGCACATTTGGCCTTCTAATTCTGAATGAGTGCCAACGTGGCTAATTTGCCCCATTGCGTATAGTGCGCTAATCGGTTCAGCGCGAACGTATTTGCCTCTGGATGCGTGTACCATCTCAACTGGGATGCTAGGTCGAACAGACTGCAACGTGTGCTTGCACATGTCCCCCCCTTGATTTTTTTCTATTACAATCGCGTCTGCCGAGTAGCGGTCGTAAGTAGCTATTGCCCTTTCTGCCCACTGCTGCGGCGACCCCTTCATGCTAACATCGTCAATCAAATATCCGCGCCTGTCTTCGCCTATGCCGCCAACGACAATTCCATGTTCGTCTGATCGCTCTGTGTTTGAAACGGCAGGGTCAACCGCGACCAATATCCTGCCCATGACCGGAGCCTCCGGGAGCCTGTTTTCGTGAATGTTGGCAATGTTAAATATAGCGCCTTTGGCCTGTGGTTCGTAATGACCGCCCCAAACGTGACCGTATCGGTCAGGGGAGTGCTGTTTATCAAACTGTCGTTCGTCTTCAAGTTCTTTCGGAAACCACGGATTATCATAATGGTTGACTTCGATAACCGCTGAATTTTTAGGAACGTCCGACCCGCGCAGCAACTTGTCTACCGGGTCGCTGGCGCTGCGGGGGTTCCAGCCAAACCAGAGTTGTGAACCGGGGGCGCGGATAGTTGGTCGAAGAAGCTCCAATGACTTTGTGCTAAGTGTCTGGGATTCTTCGCACCACGCAATCGCTGTGTTTTCCACGCTTTTTATTGATTCTGCCGTGTGATCTTGCATCCCCATAAACGTCACGCCGCCGCCCTTAAAAGTTTCTATCCTGTCATTCAAAACTCTGAACCGAGAGCCAACGCCCAAGGCTTCGATCTTGTCGCACAATAATCTGTACGCCGATTCTCTAAGCGACTTCTGCACTTCACGAATGGCAATAATGCGTTTGGTTGGGTCGTTAATAAGTTCGTCAATGGC